CAAAGGCATAGCCCATCTATCAAATGGTTTCATACAGTAGATTGCGCTGTATAAATTCTTAAGAATGGCTGGAGTTAGTTTCATACTGAATGTATCTTGCCTCTAAATTCAACTTCATCTTCGCCCCAAACTCTGACCATTTCTGGTTGCAATAGTTTGTTGCGTTCAAAAGAAAGCATTACAAAGCCGCTATTCCAATCTTTAGGCGTATCTTCTGTGTAATTAAACTGTGGCCCATTAGGGTCAGCCAATGTACCTGTCTGTACGCCATAGCGTGTACCGTTATAATCGTTATAGGGAATACTGGACAATACATGGGTGTGACCTGTTACCATTGAAACGCCAGCATTAACAGCGTTATTTCTACCGCCTGTCCAGCCGCCCTTCCAGCGATGCTTTACGCAGACATCTTCGTTAATCCATACAGACCAACAAGGTTGCCAGCGTGGGAAATACTCTTTCAAGCTAGTGCCTGGCACACCTTCAAAGGCTGGTAGAAAATTCACCACATTGGAAGTAAAACGCATATCGTGATTACCTAAAGGCCAATACATTTTAGCGCCTTTGGCTACCGCTTCAATTTGCCCAAGATAATCCTGGCAAGCTTCTAATTCTTCTTTAACGCTAGGTAATTTGTCAAAATCCATGCGAGGATGGCGACTAATCCCAGCACCGTCAAATGCGTCACCATTACAAATAATGGCAGTAGGTTTGTATTCTTTAATTGCTTCTACAAGGGCTTTAAATGCTGTGGTTGTAATATCAGGCCAAAAGTGTGCGTCAGAAAACACAATGACACGACCCTTTTCAATGTCCATGCCTCTGCGGACATGACCTGGAGTCTGGTGAATTTTCTTTATTTGTGTTGGGTGTGGGCTTGAAAATGTTTCAAGGCTGATACCTAATCTTGATTCAATGGAGCGTCTGCGTGCATAAACATTGCGGATATTGATTTTATTAACTTTGGAAAACGCTTCAGGACTGCGTAACTCATTCCAAGATTTAATCCATTCTTCATCGGTTAACCAATAACCAGCCATTAAATTTCCCCTATAATCAATAAGTTATCAAATACTAACCTAATATATGTCATTTGCCAAAAAAGTCGATAAAAATCAAGCGAGTGTTGTAAAAACGCTACGAGATAATGGTGCTGATGTATACCTGTTACACATGGTTGGTAAGGGTATTCCAGACCTATTAGTAGCCTATAAAGGACATACTATTTTAATCGAAGTTAAGGATGGCGCTGATAAAGCCTTTACACCAGACCAATTAAAGTTTATAGCTAATTGGAAAGGTGGCGATTTATTTAGGATAAATAGCGAACAAGAAGCCGCAGAACTGTTAAAATCGTACAAACAGGAGTGATTTATGAATGACAACATGGCAATGTTTGCTGCTACGATGCTGCATAGCGCTACTAATACCCATTTTTTCCATTGGAATACTGATAGTTTTTCTAAGCACATGGCTTTGGGAGAGTATTACGATGAAGTGGTCGAATTGGTAGATGACCTAGTAGAAGCCTATATGGGCTGCTATGACCAGATTAAAACATTCCCAAGCGTCTATCATCAGCCTAAAGATGCGGTTAAGTACTTGGATTCATTGAAGAAATTTGTAGATGAAGCTCGTAAAGATTTGCCGCAAGAAACACAAATTCAGAATATTATTGATGAGATTGCACAACTCATTGACTCAACCCTTTACAAACTACGCTTCTTAAAATAGGACATGCCATGCCATTAGATAAATCAGGTAGCGCCCAAAGCGTAGGCAAGAACATCAAAGCCGAAATGAAAGCTGGAAAGCCTAAAAAACAGGCAGTAGCTATTGCTCTTAATGTAGAGCGTGATAATGCCAAAGGTAAGCGTAAAGCCAAGCTAGAAGAAGCTTATGGTCGTTTCTTAGGTAAGCGTGATGCAGAAGAAAAGTAACCCAAAAGACAAATTGTCTGAGGAATTTGATAAAGCTGAAGCCAAAGCTAAAAAAGCCGCCCAGCAAAAGAAAAAGAAGCTGAAGTGGGAAGAAGATGATGAAGAAGATACTGGCGAAGGCGATGGAGGCGATGATTAAATGATTACCCTAAAATCCGTAAAAGGTCAAAAAGACAACCACAAACAGGAAGAAGCTGTAAGCGGTAAAGATGACATTTTGAACCGCAAAATCAATGAACGAATGAAGCGCAAACAGAAGCTACATGAGTTAATGAACAAAATCAAAGACCCAGATATTGCATAGATTTTTGTAGTAGAATAAAACCCTTACAAATCAATTACTTGAGAATGTATGGCTGAAAAACAATCAACAAATACCAAAGGTGGCTACAGAGAAGGTTCTGGTAGACCTAAAGGTGTGCCTAATAAGGCTACAACAGAGGCTAGAGAGGCTGTCAAGGCTATCTTGGACAGTAACCTGCCCTTTATTCAATCGTGGATTCAAGCGACTGCTGATGGCATCTTTGATGACCAATCAGGTAAGTGGATTGTGCCGCCAAACCCAGCAAAGGCTTGTGACATAGTGCAGAACATGGTTGAGTATGCTGTGCCTAAACTAGCTAGAACTGAAGTAGTAGGCGATGAAAAGACTCCAGTACGCATGGTGGTGTCTTGGAAGAAATAGTCCAAGAGGTAGAATTAGACTACCAACCTCGTGATGTATTCCTAGATTTCCACGAAAGAAAACAGCGTTGGGCAGTTATTGTTGCTCACCGTAGATGTGGTAAGACCGTCTCTTGCATCAATGAATTAATCTATAAAGCCCTAATAGAGGGCAAAGAAGATGGTCGATATGCTTATGTTGCACCATATTACAGCCAAGCAAATAATATCGCCTGGGACTACCTGTTAAGGTTTAGTAAGCCTGTAATGGCTAAAGCTAATCAATCTGAACTATGGGTGGAATTAATAAATGGCGCAAGGATTAGGCTCTTTGGGGCTGATAATGCTGACTCTTTACGAGGTTTATACCTTGATGGGATTGTCCTAGATGAGTATGCAGATATGCGCCCTCGTATTTGGGGCGAGATTATTCGGCCTTTGTTGGCAGACAGACTCGGCTGGGCAGTTTTCATTGGAACGCCCAAAGGTCATAATGCCTTCTGGGACATATATAGCAACGCCATTAAGTCAGACGATTGGTATGCCAAAACCTTAAGGGCAAGTCAAACAGGGCTATTGCCACAGTCTGAGTTAGATGACGCTGCCAAGTCAATGACTCAAGACCAATACTTACAAGAGTTTGAATGTGACTTTGAGTCAGCTATTCTTGGTGCTTACTACGGTAAGGAAATGCGTCAGCTTACCGACCAAGGGCGCATTACATTAATAGAATTTGATAGAAACTTCCCTCTTTTCTCAAGTTGGGACTTGGGTTATTCAGACGATACAACTATTTGGACTTGGCAAGTGGTACATGGAGAAATACGCTTTCTTGACTATCACACTAGCAATGGTCAGTCTATTCCATTCTATACAGGCTACATTGCACAGCAAGAAGAAAAGTTTGGCGTGAAATATAAAACTCATTATTTGCCACATGACGCTAGAGCAAAAACATTAGCAAGTGGTGGAAAGTCAATAATTGAGCAACTTTCTGTTAAAATTAAGCTAGAATGTTTGAAAATTGTGCCAAATTTGTCACTTCAAGACGGAATACAAGCAACTCGCATGATGTTATTGCGTAGTTGGTTTGACCCAAAGTGCGAAGATGGCATTGAATGTTTGCGTCAATATCAGCGTGAATATGACGAGGACAAAAAGATTTTTAGAGATAGACCACGCCATGATTGGGCATCACATGGTGCAGATGCCGCAAGAATGGCTGCAGTTGCATGGCAGGAAGAAGCTAAGTTGCCTCATAAAGACGATAGGATTAGAGGCTTGTTTGTTGGACAAACTGATGTAACGCTGAAAGAAATGTGGGCAATAACCCCTAAACCTTCAGTAGGGAGAATTTAATGGCGAATGACAAGGCAACTGTAGACCACAGTTATGAAGATTGGTACAAAACTATTATGGGCTATGAGCGCTCATATAAGCGTTGGGAAGCCAGAGTAGACCGCATTGTTAAAAAGTATAAGGATGACAGTCGTTATGACCGAAACCCTAATGCTAGGTTTAATATTCTTTGGTCAAATGTCCAAACCATTCAGCCAGCTATTTTTGCAAGACTGCCTCGCCCTGATGTAAGCCGTAGGTTTAGAGATAACGACCCTATTGGGCGTGTAGCCTCGATGATGCTTGAGCGAGCCTTAGAGTTTGAATTAGAACATTATGGTGACTACAAGTCCGCAATGAATAACAGCGTTTTAGACCGATTGTTAGGTGGTCGTGGCGTTGCTTGGGTGCGTTATGAACCGCATATTGTTGCTGAAGAAGCTGGCGAACCTGATGATGGTTTTGAAATTACCGAAGATGCTGATGAAGCTGAAACCGAAGGCGGCATTGAGAATGAAAGCCAAGAACGCATAGAGTACGAATGTTGCCCAGTCGACTATGTTCATTGGAAGGACTTTGGGCATACCATTGCTCGCACATGGGAAGAAGTCACCGCAGTATGGCGTAAAGTGTATATGTCACGCCCAGCATTGGTTGAGCGTTTTGGCGAAGATTTAGGCTACAAGATTCCATTAGACACCAAGCCTGATGACTTAAAACAGTCTTACAAGTCTGATGACGGAGTATATGAGGCGCTAATTTATGAAATCTGGGACAAAGAAACAGGAAAAGTATTGTGGATTTCTAAGTCCCTAGGAAAGATATTGGATGAGCGTGATGACCCATTACAGCTTGAAAACTTTTGGCCTTGTCCTAAACCCTTATACAGTACTCTTACAACTGATAGCCTTGAGCCAATTCCTGACTTTGTCATTTACCAAGACCAAGCAAGAGAATTAGACGCTTTATGCGACAGAATTGACGGCTTAATTAACGCATTGAAAGTGCGAGGTGTCTATGACGCTTCCGCTACTGAATTACAGCGTTTATTCTCTGAAGGCGAAAACAATACCTTAATTCCTGTGCATAACTGGATGGCTTTTGCCGAAAAACAGGGTATGAAAGGTGCTATTGACCTTGTAGACATTACCCCATTTGCAAGCGCATTACAGTCTTGCTATCAGGCAATGGAGCAAGTTAAAGGTCAAATCTATGAATTAATGGGTATTGCTGACATTCAGCGTGGACAGTCTGACCCTAATGACACTCTTGGCGCACAGATTATTAAGTCTAACAACGCTGCTGGTCGTTTAAAGACTCAGCAACACGCAGTCGTAGATTTTGCCACTTCTTTGCTTTGCATTAAAGCGCAAATTATTTGTAATCACTTTACTGATGACACAATTATTAAGATTTCTGGCGCAATGCAGCTATCTGAGGAAGATAAGCAATTAGTACCACAAGCATTAGAGTTGTTGAGAAACGAAGCGTCTAAAAACTTCCGTATTGAAGTGACTTCTGACTCAATGATTTACCAAGATGAGCAGCAAGAAAAGCAAGACAGAATGCAATTCTTGGCTGCTGTTGGTGGTTTCTTCCAACAAGCCGTACCTTTAGTCCAGTCACAGCCTGAATTAGCGCCTATGGCTATTGAAATGCTCAAGTTTGGTGTAACTGCCTTTAAAGCTGGTAAACAGTTAGAAGGCATTATTGACGAAACTGCTGATAAATTGCGCCAACAAGCCAAACAAGCAGAAGGTCAGCCTAAACCACCAACTCCTGAAATGCAAAAAATGCAAATGACTATGCAACTTGAGCAAGCTAAGATGCAAGCCCGTCAAGGTGAATTGCAAGCCCAAGTCAGCTTGAGCAACAAAAGATGCAAGCACAAGGACAACTTGAGCAACAAAAGATGCAGATGCAAATGCAGTTGGAGAAAGCTAAACAAGAGTACCAGGCGCAAGAAAACCAACTTAAATTCCAACTTGAAGAACAAAGAAATCAAATGGACAGAGAAATGGAAATGCGTTCTCAGCAAATGAAGATGGAAATGGAGTCTAAAGTTGCCCAAATGAAAATGATGACCGAAAGAAACACTCAAGTCTTGTTGGCTCATATAAACAATGGCGCAAAGATTGAAGTGGCTAGAATTGGCGCAGATGAATCAGGTGGCGAAGCAGCTTATATGCACGAAGAAGATATGGCACAAGCTATGGAAAACCCAATGAAGCCAGTAGCAGACGCTATTAGTCAAAATAGCAATCAAATGGCGCAAATGCTCGCAGAAATGATGAGCAAATTAAACCAACCTAAAACTGTAATTCGTGGGCCTG